ATGAAGTTAACTGATACCAAAGCCCGCAATGCTAAACCTAAAGAAAAAGCCTATCAATTGCAGGATGGTAACGGCCTGTACTTGGATGTGCGCCCCTCTGGTGTAAAGACGTGGCGTTATCGCTACTGGATCACGCCTACAAAGGACGGACGCTACACTATCGGGAGTTACCCTGCCGTATCGTTGGCCGAAGCTCGTCGATTGCGTGAGTGGGCTAGGGAGCAGGTAAAAAACGGCATCGCCCCCAAGGAAGCCAAAGCAGTTGAGCGGGATATCGCAAAAGCTGAGAACGCCAATACATTCGAAATAGTGGCAAAAGAATGGTTGGATAAAAAAGGGGAGCATTGGGCCAAAAATTCAAAAAATCAGATCACTGGTTTTATGTATAACGATATTTTCCCCGCTATTGGCGCTATGCCTATGCGGGAAATTAACGCCTCTCATATATTAAAAATAATTAGAGACCTTGAGAGTCGGGGCGCTAAATCCGTAGCGGTTAAAGTACGGCAGTGGTGCTCTGCTGTTTTTTGCTATGGCGTAGCGACATTACGCGCAGACTCCGATCCGGCCGCGGCATTAAGGGGGGCTATTATAGTCCCTAAAACCGAACATTCTAGACCGCTCACTGGTGATGAGTTACGTGATTATTATTTGCGTCTTGATAGCTCCACCGGTAACCAAGCGACTATTATAGCGCTAAGAATCTTGCCGCTAGTATTTGTTAGACAAGCTGAATTACGTTCGGCTGAATGGTCACATATTGATTTTGATAATGCGGAATGGGTTATTCCCCCGGAACTAATGAAAATGGGGCGAATGCATAGAGTGCCATTGTCTGCCCCAGTAATATCCCTGCTAAATGAATTGAAGAAAATTACGGGTAATAGGCGTTGGTTATTCCCCAATACCAGACTAAACAACACTTACATGGGAGCATCCACTTTAAATAGGGCTATTGTGCAGTTGGGATACGCTCGTACGGTGATAACAACTCACGATTTCCGCGCTACAGCTTCAACCAGGTTGCATGAAATGGGATATCGGCATGAAGTTATCGAGCGGCAGCTAGCACACGTTGAAAAAAACCGTGTGTCAGCCGCATACAATCACGCCGAGTACATGCCAGAGAGACGGCAGTTAATGGAAGAGTGGGGCCGGTGGGTTACTGGCCTGATTGCTTCTGATTCTCCACAATAAGGTTATCAATCCATTCCTGAATCACCGTTGACGGCCAACGAGAGTTGCGCCCGTCTTTAACTGGTTTTGGGAATGTCCCTTCTTTGATGCGCAGGTAGATGGTTGTGCGGTCATACCCTACAGCCTTTTCTACCCGTTCAATTGTCAATAATTCACATGTGATCATAATTAGCCGCCTTTCTTATCTGTAGGGTAAAACATTGGTGAACACTCTGACGGATAGCCCGCCTTTCGGATTGCTATAGAGCACATAGCAATTGCAGCATTGAAATGGTTCGCGGCGTTCAGATCCTCACCCTCAAGCCCTTCGATATCAATCATGGGCGGGAGCTTAACCGGCACCATCTCCGCCTTTTTTGTTGAGTCAGTGTTGGCTTGCTTACCCATTGGTAGCCCCCTTGCGATATCCGGCGTCATATAGCATTTCAAGGTACTGTCGAACGCTGGTGGTATCAGGCGCATTGACATACATGACGTGCATTTCATCGACCGCTATATCTCTTTCGGTAGCTTCCTGTGCTGCAATGCTTTCATTCAGACGGTAACCGGCTGCCAATACTGCTTTAGCGATTTTGCCCGGAAGTGGGTTTACCGAATAGAATTCGTCAACCAACACACCAAGTTCAAATTTAAGTACTCCATCCAACGTTTCCGGCCAGACATCTGGAGGTAGAAAATCCATGCAGTGGTTACCGATAATATTCATCGTCAAATCGGTAATTTCATCCGCGCTGCGTTCTGGTTTACGGTAGTGAGCTACCCAAATAGCGGTTGTGATATCACCTGGATCACTGCCGGCTGATTTGATGATGTTCGCCAGTTGGAAAATGCTATCGCTCATTGCGCACCTCCGGCCACCGTAGAACCCATGTCTGAACCCATGCTTTCCCAGATTTCAATTCCTGCATCTGTGACAGAGTTGTTTTCTTTCAGGCACTTACTCAGTAACTCTATTGCCAGTTTTTCCCATTGAGGGTAATTCAGCTTTAAGGCTTCCAGGCAATAGGCATCAACCAGACCGCGAACCCCTGACACACCACCGGCAATTTCAATCCGAAGGGGAAACTCACCAGCATCCACCATGAAGAAATCACCGCCGTTCTGCTGCTTCACATGGTCATAAATTGCTGCTGAATACTGGTTAGCCAGCGCATTCAATCGGAAGTTTTTAGTGATAATCTTCATCGCGTAGCCTCCCGAACAACAACCTTGTAAGCCCTGAGCACCTCCACAGAGCGACCGGAAAGTACGGTTTTCATAAAGAATGCGCCCGTTCTGTGTGGGCTGACATCTGCCAGAAGCAGCGTCGTATCAACCACACGGTTATGCTTGCGGAACTCAAACACCGTACTGGTGATCGTGATGCTGGCCACTACGCCCTTGTCTTCATATTTAAATTTCATCAAGTACCCCCTGACAAAGTTCAAAGGCGTTATCACGCAGGGGCATAATTACCAAGAATGGATTCCCATACAGGTGATTGGTGACCGGATCGAGCAGCAACTGACACGGTGCTCCTTTTCCGTAAGGTTTGAACTTTACGGGGCCAAAGCCGCTACCAAACATCAGGTGAGGCAAGGCCAACAGTTGAGAGGTAAACATGGGAAATTCTTCACACGGCCCTGGCTCTGGTGGCAGCACCTTACTGAAATCTGGATATTGGCAATCGAGTAGTTCCAGCATGTTTGAACAAATTGGCTTCTCGTTTTCATCGTAATGGACTGCATACCAGTTACCGCCGTCAGCGATAATCGCAGTCATTTCGGCCTCGACGGCTTCGTCAGGAATGTCACCATCAAAGACAAACACGCCATCAATATCATTACCGACTTCACAGCCATGCTCCACATCACCAGCGCGCGGCCATCAGTAGCTTTGATATGGGTTGGGGTGATGTACACCCCTTTCAGGTATTCGCGGGTTTCTTTCTCCCCAGCAACACAGAGCAGGGCGGCGCGAAGGATATCAGTTGGAATAAGCATTATTCGTCACTCCTCAGTGCACATTCTTTGTTGGTTCTGCTTTGTCTTGGAAAAGAGCCTTAACGCCCTCAATGAATACGCTGTCGATAAAGTCACGCATCCACGTTGAGCCGTTCTGCGCTTGATTCAATCGGTCGCCCATATAGAACTTCATAACGGCGAGGTAGCGTTCTGCTGGACGCACTTCCAACAACACGGTTTCAATCTGGTGCTGGAGTAAGGTTTCAATAACCTGCTGGTCTATTTGCATAATGATCTTTTCGTGCCTGAAAATAGCCCCACCTTGCATATCGCTACCAAATCGACGCTTGCATTCAACCAGATAGGCCAAGGCTTCAATTGAGCGAACCTGTTTGCAGTAAAGCTCTGCAAACTCCTGAAACTCGCTATCGGTGAGTGGTTCTGCTGGGCGAGTGAGGCGCCCATCAATCAGCCATCCCGGCACATCGAGACCTGATGCTTTGACGTGCTTGATAAGTTGTTCTTTATCCATATCTTTAGTGTTCATTTTTTGTCCTTTTGGCTGTTATATTTTTCATGACTCATGGCCTCCCAGTGCCGCCCACCGTCCTTCGATAGGAGCCGCCAACGGTGGGTAATACGTAGAGATAGATAGCCTGTTTTGTACATGCGGCGAGGGCGAACAGCTCCACGGCGGTACCGGTTTAAAATCTGAGTGGCCCCGATGTAGATCCGAAGCGGGATGCGGTTTCCTGATAAGGTCATGATTTCACCGCGCTGGTGGCTGGCTTGTCAGATACGCCGATCGACTCTTCTATCAGGTCATCCATGAATGCATGCCCCATAGAGGACATTCCGCCCATTTTCTTTAAGCAGGATTGATAGAGTTCCAGGATGCGGACACTTGCCGTTGTTTTCCCCAACCCTTCGATCGCTACTAATTCGTATTGCTCCAGCGCGCGGGTTAATACTTCAGTGGTCAATTGAACTGAGATGATTTTCCCCTTGGATGATTTTTTAATTACGCAGGTGCTGCCTGTTTTCCGCTGCAATGAATCCAGCTTTGCGGCTACCAGGCGGTTGCGATATCTGCCAATTAATTCAAGATTGCTCATATTCGAATTACCCTATTTTCGGCCTTTAGGTGTGGGGAGTCCTAACCCGAAGGCCATAGTTAATATTTTTTAGCGATTACTTAATTAATAAGGTTTGGTTTTCATCAGCTCAATATGCTGGCTTGACCATTTCTCATATTTCTTCTGCCATTTAAGCATTTCGCGTTGCTTGGCTAACAGGCGACGAATGCGACGCATACAGCGATTATGGGAGGCTATATATTCTGGTGATGGTTCACCTCTTTCCCAGTGAATACAGCCATCCACTTGTGTGTATTTTTCGCCAACCCTAGAACTAACACCTGCGCGTTTAAATACTTTTTCAGTCATGAAGTGAGCAAGACGATTAATCGCAGTTTCACGGCTAAGGCATTTCTTACGGCGACCGTGACGCATAACGAAATAAACAGGTTCCGGTCTTAATTGAAATGCAACCTCGACACCACCATCATCAATTAAATCAAATTCCCACTCTTCGAATCTGGTTGGGTCAACTTTTTCAATTTTCATATGTTCATACCTACTGTATTTAATTTCTTTAGCGTTGCTTCAAGCTGGTTAATGCTGATGTGTAATATGCCAACTTCATGAGCAACGTTATCTTTATGATTCAGCATTTCATATGCAGCACTTAAAGCAGAAATAACAGAGTCAATCTCACCGTTTGCTTTCAGTACCATTCCCGAGGAGTCCAATTGTTTCATTGCCCCCCCCTAACGATTGCTCAACGCGTTTAGCTGTTCTTTTTGCATAATCCGCGCAGTAATTAACGATAACATCTGAAACTTCAACCCCGCCTTGAGGGTCACAATCGAGTGTCATTGCTGTGTTTAGGTAAGTAGAAATATTATTTAGAATATCAGCCAGATCTACGTCACTTAATTTATCCACGCGTCACCCCACTAGGTTTATCCATTTCAATAGCTACAGCATCAGACAATCCGTCAAGAATGGTGAGAACGGCATCAACCATATCTGGATAACTGCCATCATCAGTGGTCATAGTTTCACGCCAAAAAGATAATACTGTTTGAGCCTGCCGGATGCGGCACATAACATCATCCAGAGTAATTTGTTTCTTGCTCATGCCATTCTCTCCTGACGTGGAATGCGACCAGCAAAAGAAATAACGTAATCGCCTATCAGTTGTTGCCGAGCTTCTTTGTAACTATGGGCGGTTACACGCATCATTACCGGCTTGGCTTTAACGTCAGAGCGCTTAATGGTTGCAAAGATGAATACCGTTAAGATAGAATCCGCCTCAACCTTATTAAGACCACCGCAGGCATTATTTAAGGCTAGGTTCTGGTTTTGTTGGCGCGGTACCAGAACCGAATTACTGTGACATGTCACGTTAATCATGATTTATCCTCAACAGTGTTAAGTAATCCAGTAAGGTATGTGTGAAGCTCAATGATTTGGGTAAATGCTAAATAAGAAAGAACATTACCATCATCTTCGCTATCAGGTTCAAGAGCAGCCCTTAATAAAACCTCTGAGTTCTTAGCCATTATTTTTGCTTTTTCTATTTCACTAATTAAATTACTCATGATTTAGCCTTACCATTTTCATCATTTAATAAATAATACAATGATGAATTTAAACCACCTGCTAACTTGATAATTGCTGATACAGCAAAAGCGATATCAGTTACTTCTTTATCACCATCGAGAGCATCTTTCACCATAGTGACGAGAACGAATATCTCAGCGGCGCTTTCACTGGCATCTTCAATTTTATGTTTCGGTATGGTTAATGAAATCATATCTACCTCATTAAATATGTTTTTAGTAAGGTTCACGTTTGCTTGTGATAAAAGATACAATTACAATTGTATTATGACAACAATTAAATTTGTTTTATTTTAATTTAAAACATAAGTAATTGTATTTAATGAGAATGTTTTTTGTATTTTTACATAAAAAAACCCGCCAAAGCGGGTTATTAGTTGAGAGTGTGTCCGTGTGTTTATCGTTTTCTACGATAAATTCTATGCTCAACCATGGTGCCAAGAATCCTTAATGTTCTATCAGTTGATCTCATTACAGGATAATCGGAGTTTAAAGGAACTAATTCATAAATTTCATTGCGATGGTGGTCATATCCTGTGGGTCTGTATTTCTTAAAGGTCGCCGCATCTCCTCCATTCATAGCAACAACAAACTCCCCTGGAGCTGGCTGGATTTCTGGATCGATGACAATTACGTCCCCAGGACTAAATTCAGGTTCCATTGAGTCACCTTCAATTTTTAGGGCGAAGGCATTTTCTGACCAGTCCATATCTGTCAATACGTACTCAAAGTCGCCATCATAGGCTTCAATTGGACAATTCTGCGCCAATGCTCCCGCTTGAACGTAACTTATTAATGGGATTTTTCGAGTATTTATTTCTGTTATTTTTTTGAAAGCCCCCCCGTTTTGAAGCCAGGTGGGATCGCAATCCAGCGCTTTTGCAAGATCCAATAAGTTGCGAGGTCTCTTGGTTAAACCATTTTCAATTGAAACGATTGATTGTTGAGTTGCCCCAACGATTTCTGCCAGCCGAGCTTGAGTCATACCTAGCTCAGTTCGTCGTTCTCTCACTCTATCTGCTAGTGCCATGGTTTCTCTCCAATAATATTGAACTGATAATACAATGCTTATTGTAATTGACAAACAATTATATTTGTTTTTTAATACATTTAAATTTGTATTCAGGGGTGTGGTTATGCCATCTACAGCAGAGCGAGTTAAGCGACTCCGGACAGAGTTGGGATTAACTCAGTCCGGATTGGCAATAAAGGCCGGCATAAGACAGCAAACAATCCAAAGGATTGAAGCTGGGGTTACAGAGAGGCCACGTTATCTATTGGAAATAGCTACAGCCCTTAACTGTGAGCCTAAATGGTTAATTTATGGTTCTGATGACATTTCCCCGCCATCAGAGGATGCCACTTCTGCCGAAGACTAACCCACAACAGGAGGCAGTGATGAATAGTGCAATCAGAACTTTCGATTTTACTGCAAGCACCGGTGAGTTATTAGCCTCGGTGCGTACTGTGGTGATTAACCAGTCACCGTGGTTCTTTGCTATTGACGTGTGTCAGGCGCTTGAGTTAAGCGATACAAATAAAGCGCTACTATCGGTTGATGACGAAGATATTCGTGAACACGAACAGTATTCGGGTTCAGGCCGAAAGCCTCTACTGGTCAATGAGTCCGGTCTTTACTCACTAATTCTCAAAAGTCGTAAACCAAAAGCTAAGCGCTTCAAGCGCTGGATCACGTCTGAGGTATTGCCATCCATTCGCACCACTGGCTCATACAGCCTCACGCCATCCAATGACCTCCCCGACTTCTCTGATGAAGTTGCTGCCGCTCGCGCATGGGCTGACGCAAAGGAATCAGAGAGAAAGGCAGTGGGTTACGTGCATCGGCAGGCGAAATATATTTTGCATCTGGAAAACCTCTTCAAAGCAGGCATGACGCCGAGCCAGTTCTGTAAGCAGCTCAATGGTGTCAACGTTCAGCAGGTCACTGCATTCCTTGAAGAGCATAACTGGCTATATGACGAGCGACCAGAGTCTCGTCGCCCAGCATGGCGAGTGAAAGCCTATGCGCGTGATCTTTACCTCACTGAGCGTCGCCATCTGGTTGAACCAGATGAGCATGAAAGCTTTGACGCCTTTACTCCCGTATTGCTTCGCAAGGGTGCTATCTGGATTTACCGGTACTACCTCAAAGGCAGCTTGCCGATGAAAAAGAACTGGAACGGTCAATTTACCCATGACAAAGAATTGGCAGGTGCCGCATGAACGGTAAAATCTATTTTTCCCCATCAAATTTCGTTTTCGAATACCCGTTCGATAACCCGCTACAGCGCCTGATTATGATGCGCATTTTGTCTAATGGTAGTTGCGATGGTGAGGGTGAACGAATTTTCGATAATGATGTTCTTAGTCAATTCTGTTGCTGTTCCAGGCAGGCGATGTTCAAAGAAGTAAAAAACCTTGAGCGAGCTGGGTGTCTGAAAGTCCGAAAAATTGGAGCGCTCACCACTGATCTAAAGGTTCGCCTTGAGTCAGCACGGGGTTACACCATCACTCCGAAAGTGGGGGATTAGTATGAGTATTACCACCCCCACACCAACCGTAACGGCGATTGGCAGCATAAATATCAGCGGGAACGTTATTCCCGCCAATTGGTGGCGTCATGTTGTGCTGCCAAGTGGTAAGCCAGACAGTACTGCCATCATGCTGCTTTCTGACATCGTTTACTGGTATCGACCTGTAGATGTTCGGGATGAAAATAGCGGCGTCCTTATTGGGCAGCGCAAGCGTTTTCATGGGGATAAATTGCAGCGAAGTTACCAGGCATTTGCTGATCAGTTTGGTTTTTCCAAGCGTGAAACCACTGACGCACTAAAGCGCTTGCGTGGCGCAGGTCTGATTAACCTTGAGTTGCGTACGGTTCAGACACAAACCGGCGTAACACTGAGTAATGTCCTGTTCGTTGAACCTGTGGCGGAGCGTATTGCTGAGATTACTACCCACGTAGAAGCGGAACAGGTATTACATTCTGACGTAACCCCTCCTACGTTGAAACGTGAGACGTATACAGAGATTACTACAGAGACTACACATACAGAGATTACTACAGAGAATACAAACACACTTGCACCATCTGGCGATGATGCCCCTGCTAAGCGAATTAAAAACGATTATTCAGCAGAATTCGAAACAGCGTGGGCCAATTACCCAAAACGCGAGGGGAGCAATTCTAAACCCGCTGCGTTCAAGTGCTGGAATGCCCGAATCAAAGAGGGGGTAGCCAGTGAGGTTTTATTGGCAGGAGTAGAGCGCTACGCCAAGTTCTGCCAAGCCAAAGGCCAGACCAACACCGCATATGTCATGCAGGCTACACGCTTCTTTGGCCCTGGCTGTGAGTATGAGAACACATGGTCAGCTATGGCGCCACAGTCAACCAGCAACCACAAACAAAACACGCATGCCGGGTTCGCCAGTCGCGATTACGGCGCAACTACAGCCCCATTCATGGCGAGGTTTAACAAATGATCAACGGCATGCCCACTATCTGGGAGCAATCCATGCGGGAGCTGAACAATAAAGCCCTCGACCTTGAAGCTGAACTGAATTTTTCCTCTGGCATTATCGCCACTGAGGATCGCCACTTCACCCGAGGTTTTGATGAAACCCAAAATTGTCCTACACACGGTAATTACACCAGTATTGGCCTGACCTGCCAGTTTTCGGATCGTGTTGTTGAGCGTCGTTCTCGTTGCCCTGACTGTATTTCGGATGAAATTAATCAGGTGGGCGGGCAAATCCAAGATATGCGGATCAAGCGACTGACCGCCGAGGCCCATATCAGCCCACGGTTTGAGCATTGTAATTTTGATAACTATCAGCCCGTCAACGAGAAAGCCGCCAGCAACCTTGAGGTTTGCAAGAGCTACGCTACGCACTGGCCGCAGGTGAAAGGATCGGGTATCAGCTTGCTACTGTGTGGCTCATGCGGAACAGGTAAGAACCATCTGGCGGTTGCCATGACCAAGCAAATCATCAACGAGCACCAGGATAGCGTTTTACTGACATCCGTGATGCGCATTACCCGCGCCATCAAGCGCACATGGCAGAAAGACGCAGAAGACACCGAGGATGATATTTATCACCTGTACAGCTCGTTGGACTTGCTGATTATCGATGAGGTGGGTGTTCAGTTCGGCAGCGAGGCAGAGAAGCTGATCCTGTTCGAAATCATCAACACGCGGTATGAGAATTTCAGGCCAACCATTCTGATAAGCAACTTAACCGTTAGTGAGCTTACCGACGTTATCGGGGAGCGCATCGTTGACCGGATGAGCGAAGGTGGTGGGGCAACGCTGGTATTTAACTGGGACAGTTTCCGCAAGGATGGCGCGGTATGACACACGAAGAAATTGAAGGCGCGGTGATTGGGGCGCTGTTGTTGCGTAATTTGGATGCATACCCCCAGACGTTCGACGTGTTTTCTAAGCTACCGGTGGAGGCATTCGGTACCCGACAATATCGCGATATTTATCGTGAAATTATGCGGCAGGCACTGAGCAAGAATGTGATTGATCCAGTGCTGGTGGGTGAAGCCTTGGGCGGCGAGTATCAGGCGATCATGTCCGCATCGGTAAAACTCTCATGGGCGATCGCCAATCTGGAGCAGTACGCCTCGCTGGTGGTGAAGAATCATTTCATTCGCAGTGCAGAGGGTGTGGTTGCTGACGCCATTACAGCCTTGGATAGCGCTCGCACTGGCGATGAGTCCATGACCGCGATTGCTGACTTACTCGAAAGCCTCCAGCACATGGAACTGAACTCGGGTGAACTGGTGGCCGTTCATATTAATGATCTGCTGGCGGGGGTGGAAACCCGGTTAGAAGAGAGAATGGCGGGCGTAGGGGGAGGGGGCACACTGCTGACGGGTATTGATGAGTTAGACGCTTTAACCGGTGGTTTTGATCTGACGGATTTAGTGTTGATAGCGGCGCGGCCGTCGGTAGGCAAGACAGAGTTTGCGCTTAACCTGATTGATAAAATTACCGAGCTAGGAGGCGGTGTACTGCTATTCAGTATGGAAATGTCCGGCATCCAGATAGCGGAACGGCAAGTTGCTGGCGCAGGTGGATTATCCACTTCCAAACTTAAATCACCAGGACAATTGGACGATGAGGATTGGGCCAGAATATCAGCCGGTATCGGTCGCATGATTAATCGGCCTATTTGGGTTATTGATGCTAGCGAGTTAACCCTTGAACAAATCAAGCAATCAGCAATTGCCCATAAGCGCAAGCACCCTGAATTGGCCGCTGTTTTTGTTGATTACCTTGGGCTGATATCCGTTAACGAGCGCCAGCGCCATGATATCGCTGTGGGTGAAGTCTCCAGTGGGCTTAAGGCGTTAGCCAAGCGCAATAAAACCCCCGTCATAGCATTAAGCCAGCTATCCCGAGGCGTGGAGCAGCGCATGAACAAGCGCCCTGTGAATGCCGACTTGAAAGACTCAGGCAGCATTGAGGCCGACGCTGATTTGATCATGATGTTATATCGCGACGAACTTTATGACGAGAACAGCCTCGCCAAAGGTATTGCAGAAATTAACCTGACCAAAAACCGCAACGGGCCACAGGGGACAATTTACCGTCAATTCCGTTACGGGCATTTTATGCCAATTGACCAAGAAGAAGCAGCACGACGCAGCCAGCAGCAACCAGAACAAAAGACCCGAAAATACTCAAACGTGCACAAAATTTAAAGAGAGGCGGCACAGTGAAACTAGAATCAGCAATGAAACAGTTCAGCGCTAAGAGCCAGATGATTACGGATTCACCCCGCGCTACCTCTTCCGACTCGCTCAAGGGACCGGACCTGGCCGCTGCAATGGGAATGGTTGAGGCTCGGGCCAGTTTCGGAATGGCTGCATATCTTGGCAAGGTTGGCATCAGCAAAGAGGACCGGATCAGAACTGTTGAACAACTTACCCAGTTTGCCATGAAGAATGCCCCGAAACATGTCGGCAAAGCATCGGGTCGCCGAATGGCTCAATGCATGGTGATTCTGGCTAAATTTGCCTACGAGGAATACAGCAGTTCAGCCGCGGCTACTACCACATGTAAACACTGCAAAGGGAAGAGGCTGATTTACAGCATTCAAAAAGTGGTTAAACACCCCGGATGCGGTGAAAAAACAGATGCATGGATAGAGGATGAGCTGGTGGGCGAATTGTGCAATGCCTGTAACGGGAAGGGGAAAATCTCCCATCGTTGCCGCTGCAATGGTACCGGTAAAGTGCGTGACCTTGAGAAATCCAAGCGGCTTGGTGTGCCAGTCGAGAAAGAGTGTGAACGCTGCTCAGGAATTGGATACAAACGGACCCCATCAACAACAGCTTACAGAGCGATTACAGCGCTGCTTCCTGAACTAACCCAATCATCTTGGTCGCGCAATTGGAAGCCGTTCTATGCGTCGCTGGTGGCTAAATGCGACATTGAAGAGAGTTATGCAGAGGATGAGTTTCAGCGAATTACACGATAGGCACATGATTGGTACTAATGGCGGCACTTTTTAAACATATCGCTTGCATTTTGCATAAAGTTGGCGTAATTTCTTTAAATAGTGGGGTACTTGTATATAAGCCTCACTTTGAATAATTAAGGCCTCGCATATCGCGGGGCTTTTTTACATGTGTGATAATCCCTTATGTACAATCATCCGACAGAAAATAAGTCTGTATTCGCATGGATGCCTAGGTTGGCAAATCCAACCGCTATAAAGCAGCATAAGAGAGGGGATTAAATGAAGAATCTACCTGATGATTACTTTCTGGATGCTGATGATGACCTGCTTGGGTTTCTAGAGGCGCAGGGTGAAGAGTGTATAAAGGATATCTACCAGTCAAACACCGTTAATAAAGAAAACGGATACAAGCTGTTAAGTATTCTAATTGTAGGTGTTGGTTCTTCTTTTTTGCTGTTAACGCAAAGGCCGAATATAGACTTTTTAAGTGCAGGGCTAATAGTTTTCACTCTGTACTGGTCTGCATGCGCAATATATTTAGTTACGAGAGTGCTATCTGTCAGTATGCATGGGCTTGTCTCTGCCCCCCCGAACACACTTTACACAGAAAGTTATAAATCCCTCAGCAATGATGGATTTGACGGACTAAAAAGTAATGGATTCGCTGGTGAATGTAACCGCTTGGCCGTAATGAGGCGATACAGACTAAAGGCGCTGTGTATGACCGCTGATGAGTTGCTTTGCGATAATATAAAAATAAGAACCAGATTAACAAGGGCGAGGATAGCAACCATCCTCACCCCTGCTTGTGCTATTTTCGTCTCAGTAATTACTTACTTTTTTTCCTGAGACCGTCAGCAGAATCGCCAACTATCATTCGCCCAACAGAAAAGCCATCTTTAGCTGGTGTGGGCTTTTGTGGCGCTGGTGGTTGAGGCTTGCTTTCACTCGTAGATTTGTTTGATTCACTCATTTAATTCTCCATATTTGATGTGGTTATTTCTGGCGATTTAACAATACCAGATGTGGGAATGCGCAACCAGATGCTTACTCTGACACCAATTTTAAGGCTCACTCCGGTGGGCTTTTTTTATTTCCACTACACGCCCAGCCCGTCGGGGAGGGGGAGATATGAAGATGGACGAAAGATACAGTAATGCTGCATACGGCAGTGCCGGTCTTACCGCCTTCTTTGCCAGCCTGTCATTACAAGACTGGGGGTTTGTTATAGGCGTTGGATTCAGCATTATTCTTGGCGTCCTGACATACCGCCTTAATCGACGTGAGCAAAGAAAGCGCACTCAGATCTTACAAGACATTTTCGATAAAACCTCACAGGTCAATCCATCCGCGACCGCACAGGTACTTGCTGACTTAGGCAAGAAAGCCCCTAACGAGATTTAACTTATGACTCCAAGCCTGAAGAATAAGCTGATCGCAGCATCGGCTGGCAGTGCTATGGCATTAACAGTGGCTTTGATTGGTGGACATGATGGACTGGAGGGGCGCAAGTACAACCCTTACTACGATGTAGTTGGTGTGTTGACGGTTTGTGATGGTCACACCGGAAAAGACATCATCCCCAGCAAGAAATATTCAGATGCTGAGTGTGATGCTTTATTGCAGAAAGACTTGGCACCAGTACAGCGTACTGTAGATGCTGCAGTAAAAGTCCCACTGAGCAAATATCAGAAAGCCGCTCTCTACTCATTCACCTATAACGTTGGCCAGAGCGCATTCACTAAATCCACTCTACTTAAAAAACTCAACACTGGCGATATCAAAGGCGCTTGCGATGAGTTACGCCGCTGGACATATGCCGGTGGCAAACCGTGGAAGGGATTGCAGAACCGACGCGAGATAGAGAGGGAATTATGTTTAGCGGGATAAAGAACATATTCACTTATCTGCCGGCGCTATTACTCATCGTTCTGGCTGGCTTATCGCTTTACTACTATCACGAAGCTGACGATTGGCACGATAAAGCGGATGCGGCAGCAAAAGAGCGCGATGAGGCCCGGTTCATTCTCAGCAACCAGGTACGCATGGTTAACATCATCAACGATATCGCCAAGGCCAATGAGAATGACAAACAGAAAATTGCTCAAGCGGGTGAGGCTCGCATTGTTTACATTCGAGAAGCGATTAAAGGCGACGATTGTACTAATAAGCCTGTTCCTGCTGCCGCTGCTGACCTCCTGCGGAAACACGCAAATCAAATACGTTCAGGTACCACAGGTACCGATACCAGCAAGCTTACTTTCTGACTGCATTCCCCCAGAGATACCCGAGATATTAACTTGGGGTAACAGCCTATTGCTTAATGACACTCTGCTGACGGTCATAGAGCAGTGCAACGCAGATAAGGCTAGCATTCGGCAAATCGAACAATCACGCACACAGGATAAATCATGACTCAGAAAACAGCAGAACAAGTAAAGAGCGATGCATTAGCCACTATGCAGGAATACTTCCCGAACGGCGGTCGTGATTGGGATAACGTCAGCGCGCTATTTGATGCAATTCGTGACGGCAAGATTGCTGCCTTGGGCATTACTTCCGAACAAAACCAAGTCACTCCATTAGACCCACCTCGCGCACAGATGGTTGAATATCTCAAGACTGCAATCGGAGAAGGGTATCAGCCTGAGCATGAAGGCGCAGTAACTGACCTGAATGTAATAGGTAGTCTTGATGATAACTCGCTAAACCGTGAGTTTGGTAAGTGCTGGCAGTGGTACAGCATGGGCGGCGGATTCCATGAAACTTTCGATAAAAAGTTATCGGGATTTGAAGAAGCGTCAAAACCCTTGATTAAGTGGCTGGCTGAAAACGTTCACCCACACCACACAGTAATTGTCACCAGCACTGGCGCTGAGTTAATGATGGGTGAGATGTCATTCCCCACTGAAGAATTCCTGAAAGACTAACAGTAGCATTACAGGTAGCGCTTCATACATCAATAGCGTTGGGTTGTCGCAGTCCACAGGTATTAGCAGTGACGTAGTACCTCTCTATCGAGCGTATCTGTGGAATCAAAAACAACCAATACACCAGATAGTCGGGCATTAGCGGCAACATCAGCCGTTGTAGGCGAAGCGATGTGACAGCCGGAGAGACGGCCTGTATTGCAGCAGTCATTCAATGAGTGGTTGCGACAATACACGATAAGCAATGCTACCACTTGTTTCCCACCTCTCACCCTGAGCATTAACAGGTTGGTGGCATTTTATTTAATTCTGAAATCGGCGATTGGCCAACGAGAAAAGCAGCATAAACACGCTGTATTGATATCGGGTGGTGTTCAAAATGCGCCGAGTTATATTTCACTAACCAGCAGGAAACTCTAAATGTCTCGCTTGAATATAGAAGTCACCCCCCACAGACTGTGGATGTGAACGCTGTGATCGCTGAAATTGAGCGCAAATACTATGGAAAGAAAATCACGCCTGAAACCATCAGTGATATGGAGCGCGAGGCGGCAAGGCTCATTCGGCGACTGATAACTACAAAAGTGACATTCGTTGAGTAGCGATAAACAGTAAAAGGGAATAATCATGGCCGGAATGACGCTAACAGAAGAACAAAAGGCGCTTTTCGATGCCCTGACACCACTACAGAAAAAGTTTGTCACATGTCTGCTAAATGGCGACCGACAGGCTGAGGCTTACCGCAATGCTGGCGGTAAAGCAAAGGGTGAGGGTATCCACTCCAAGGCCGCCACTATGGTAAGAAATGGTAAGGTTCAAGCCTTCCTCCGGTCAGTTCAGTACGAAGCGATTAACGAAGCCATCATGACCTTTGAGGAAGCCATGGAGCGCCTGTCAGTGATGGGGCGAACGTCTATTGCTGATCTGGCGACATTCGGCACTCACGTTGTTGGTGAAGATGATGATGGCAACCCGATCATTCAGTCTGTCTGGTCATTCAAAAATGCCAGCGAATTAAAGCCTGAGCAGATGGCCGCAATATCTGAACTGACGGCAGGAAAGGATGGACTGAAAATTAAGCTGCATGATCCGAAAGCCGCTATCAAGCAACTGGCTGAAATGCGCGGGTGGGAAGCACCGAAGAAAACAGAATTGACAGGCCCGAACGGTGGAGCAATTCAAACTGTGAATATGACCCCTGATGAAGCCGCCGAAGCGTATCGCAAACTTATGGGCTGATTATAGTAAACATCCAGAAATAGCCCGTTAGATTGATAAATTCTCTATGCAAAATAGAGGGTGTTTTATGCATGCTTTATGCACTCAATTATCTAACACTCTGACCCGTTAACCCTGACAAATAAGCCTCTCACTCTGCTTATTCGATGAGTGCTATGCGCTCGGTGCGGGTAACGGTCATTATGTTAAAAAGTCCTAAAATTCACTCATTTATCGAGTAAAACCCAAATGCCTATTCCGTTCCCTTTTGACTTTAAGAACCCGGATTACATGCAGGTTTTTGAGTGGCGAATGGAGCGATTGCAGCGCATTCGTCAGCAGCCTGAATTGTTGCCGGTTATGAGAGCGTTTTATAAAGATAACCCCGCTCAGTTTATTATCGACTGGGGTATGACGGTGGACCCGCGCAACGTTGAGCGTGGATTGCCTGCCCGTATCCCGTTCCTCTTATTTCCAAAGCAGGAAGAGTGGATCGAGTGGTTTACAGAACATTGGCGCACATCCAGGCCCGGCATTACTGAAAAAACCCGCGATATGGGAATGTCGTGGCTGACTGTGGGAATGGCTGCATCATTGTGCCTTTTCAATAAAGGGATAATTGCTGGATTTGGTTCACGTAAAGAAGAATACGTAGACAAGATCGGATCGCCGAAATCCTTATTTGATAAAGCAAGAAACTTTGTAGGGTTACTTCCTTTTGAGTTTCGAGGCGGCTGGAATCCGAAGGCACATGCCCCACACATGAGAATCCTGTTCCCTGAAACTGAGTCGGCAATGACAGGGGAAGCGGGGGACGGTATAGGACGCGGTGACCGAACATCATTCTACATCGTCGATGAATCTTCCCACTTGGAACGACCGTACTTGGTTGATGCTTCACTTTCAGCAACGACAAACTGCCGTCAAGACATCTCGACACCTAATGGTATGGCGAATTCCTTTGCCGAGCGCCGACACAGCGGCAAGGTAGATGTGTTTACGTTCCATTGGCGTGATGATCCGCGCAAAGACGACGCTTGGTATGCTAAACAAGTTGAAGAGCTTGATCCGGTAACGGTGGCGCAGGAAATTGATATCAACTACAGCGCCTCTGTTGAGGGCGTATTGATTCCGTCCGCATGGGTACAGGCAGCAATAAACGCTCATGAGGTCTTGGGTATCGAACCAACCGGCCAGCGCTTAGGTGCTCTCGATATTGCCGATGAGGGCAAGGACACCAACGCCTTTGCTAGTCGTTACGGCTTCTTACTCGAAAGCATCGAAGAGTGGTCAGGCAAAGGTGATGATATTTTCGGTACCGTACAGAAAGCCTTTGATATTTGCGATGCACAAAACCTCGAAACTTTCCGCTTTGATACCGATGGATTGGGAGCCGGTGCACGCGGTGATGCTCGGGTTATCAACGAGCAACGCGAAGAACAACGCAGACGGCATATCGTCGCCACGCCGTTCCGTGGTAGCGGTGGCGTAACCGACCCAGATGATGAGGCGGTCCCCGGCGATAACGGACAGCAAGGACGGCTTAACAAAGATTTTTTTGCGAACGCCAAAGCGCAAGGCTGGTGGAGTTTGCGTACCCGGTTCCAGAAAACGTACCGAGCGGTTAAAGAGAATATGGAGTTCAATCCCGATGACATTATCTCTATCCCGAAAAACCTCAAAAACCTGACCAAATTAACTTCTGAATTATCGCAACCTACCTACTCAGTTAATGGCGTAGGGAAAATTGTGGTGGATAAAAAACCTGACGGCACCAAGTCACCCAACCTGGCAGATTCGGCGATGATCTTATATGCGCCAATGGAAGTCACTGTGATGGATGTTTGGGCTGCGATAGGTAAACAATCTTAGATCGACAATGTTCTGTGAGGAAATATGGCCCGTAAGAATCGCCGAAACGGCGCGAGTAAGCCCGTTAGGACTACTGACGGGTACAATAATTTTACTGCAAAGATTGGTGCTCAAACGCAAAACATCCAGTCAGCGGGAACATATGTTCCTGGGTACATCACTCGCAATAGAGTGATACTGGAATTTGCTTACCGCTCATCATTTCTGGTAGGGGCCGCAGTTGATGCTATTGCTGATGATATGACCCGAAAGGGGATCAATATCAACTCAAAACTCCAGCCGGGACAGAAAGGGAAAGTCGAAAACTTTTGGGATTCAGCCGCTATTTGGGATGGGTTGAATGACACCATCAAATGGTCTCGGCTCTATGGCGGCGCGTTCTTGGTGGTAATGATTGACGGCCAAGACATGTCAACGCTGCTGAATTTGGACACCATCACTAAAGATCAGTTTAAGGGTGTGATGTGCCTTGACCGCTGGATGGTCAAGCCTACATATAACGATTTGGTAAAAGAGTATGGGCCTCACTTCGGCAAGCCACGGTTTTATAAAACAGTCACAAGTCAGCAGGGAATACCCAACTGGAAGATTCATTATTCCCGCATCATTCGGATGGAGGGCGACACACTACCATTCCAGCAGTCCATAACAGAGAACGGGTGGGGAATGTCGGTTATTGAGCGCATCTTCGAACGTATCCAGGCGTTTGATACCGCTACAGCAGGCACTACGCAACTCATCCATAAAGCACACTTACGCACATACAGTATTGATGGGTTAAGAAAGGCGCTAGCGGCGGGTGGTGACCTTGAAAAAGCGATAATGATACACCTAGATAAGATCCGCGAATTTCAGACCATCGAAGGCATGACCATCATGGATGCTAGCGATAAGTTTGAAACGCACAGTTACTCATTCGCAGGTATTGCCGACGTCATTCTTCGTTTTGCTGAGCAAGTTTCCGGCGCAACGGGTATCCCATTAGTTCGCTTATTTGGTCAATCGCCATCGGGATTTAGTACTGGTGATGGTGATCTAGAAAACTACTACAGCCGGATTAACTCACTTCAGGAGCGACGGTTGCGGCGTCATATTCGCTGGTTGTTGGATATCACCTGGCGCTCTCAATTTGGTGAGCCATTACCAGATGATTTCTCATTCGAGTTCAACAAACTATGGGAAATGTCGGACACTGACCGCGCAACCATGGCAAGCAATGTTACTACTGCTCTAGCTACAGCAGTGCGTGATGTTGGCATGTCACCTTCAGCCGCTTTGAGTGACCTTCGCAACCTGTCAGATGTGATCGGCATCGGTGGCTCAATAACAGATGAGGACATCGAGAATGCGCAGAAAGAGTGGTCGGAGGATGAACCTGAAACCGGCGCTCCACCGGCGTTCGGAAATCCTCTACAACAAAAGCCTACTGGGGATAGTCAGCCAGATAAACCAGATAGTAACTGGTTATTACGATGGTTCCCAGGCAAGCGCTGACACGGTTTCCTCTCATCTTATCGACTACTCTCAGGTTATTGATGATTGGGCCGCTCTGGCAGCCCAAAAGATGTTTTTGCAAGTTGAGCGTGAAGAGTGGCAGCAGTGGCGATCTGTATCGCAACAGATTTCCGAAGGTTTGCGTGATGTGGTGGGAAACACCCCTATAGGTCATGTGACACAGGATATTGTCTATCGGCAAATCCAGTTGATGAAGTCACTCCCGCTGGAAGCTGCCGACCGGGTAAAAGATATTCAGGATCGCGCCATTCAGGCAATGATTAATGGTGAGCGGCCAGACGAACTGTACGAGATGATCATGCAGTCCGGTGATGTTGCTGCAAGCCGTGCGCGTCTTATAGCACGTACCGAGATAGGACGGGCAACAGGTGCTCTCACACAGGCTCGCGCTCTTGCTGTTGGTTCTGAGGGGTATTGGTGGCGTATTGAAGGTGCGGGGACAAGGAAGTCTCACCGAAAAATGAAAGATAAGTTTGTTCTCTGGGCTAATCCACCCACTCTTGACGGCATGACGGGGCATGCAGGGTGCTTGCCTAACTGTAAATGTCATCCAGAGGTGCAGGTACCCGCTCCGAGAAAATGAGGAAAATACGGCTTACGGTATCGAATTTAATTCAACACTCATTAGCTCGATTTGTTATCAAAATGTTATCGGTGAAATATCCCCATTTTTCGGTAATTGATACCAACTTTTGGCCCTCTCAACGTGCTAATTGAGTGAGAGGTGTTCCACCGGTGCGCTTAAGGGTCTTTATGTTAAAAAGTCACTAAATCAGCACAATTATCTTTTTCTAGATGGTCACTTAGGCGGCTTTTTTTATGCCCGTAATTTAGCAGGTAACACATGAGATATTTCTACACTGCCAAACTGGGTAATACACGATTTCTTCAGGCTGACGGCTCACTGCTATGCAAAGACGTAGCCATTGCGCGAACAGGCACACAAAGGTACCGACCGGAAGAGGTTGATCTTATTCCGGGGCCGGATGGTTCGGTTTTGGTGTATCGCACTGAAGATGAAGTGTTTGCGCCAGAGACGATAGCCAGCTTTGAAGGTGTCGCAGTAACACTGGGACATCCAGAGGACGACGAGGGCAATATCGTTTTCGTTAACCCTTCCAACTTCTCTGAGCTGGCCCACGGACACATTCAGAACGTACGCAGAGGTACTGGTGATAAATCAGACCTGCTGCTGGCTGACGTGCTGATCAAGCGTCAGGAAGCCATTGATGCCGTTAATTCAGGGCTGACCGATGTCAGTTGTGGCTATGACGCGCTGTATGAACAAATCGCCCCTGGCAAGGGCAATCAATACCAAATCACAGGAAACCACCTAGCTGCTGGCATTCCACGCGGTCGGGCCGGTGTCCGTTGTGCTATCGGGGATTCAGCCCCAAACATCAAAAAGGAGAAGCCTGCAATGTCATGGCTTAAGAATCTGGCGAAAGCCATTAAAACCAAAGATGAAGCTGCGTTACAACAGCTTATCGACGAAGCGCCGGATATGCCTTCTGATGGCATGAATTCAATCCCCGGTCACACCATTAACATTAACGTACCGTCACAGGCTACAGCGCTACCCGTAACAGAACGCACCACTACGGACAACGCACCTGAACCCGAGAACAAAACGACTGATGAAGATGTTCCCGCATGGGCGCAGGCTTTAATTGCACGTATTGCTGCGCTGGAAGGGAAAACCACGGATTCAGAACCCGATCCTGACGTGTTAACGGCTGATGAAGATAAGGAAGAGGACGCGAAAGTCACCGCTGATGCTGCCTATCGCCGAAATATTATCTCTGATGCTGAAATTATTTGTCCTGGTTTCAAACCAACGGGTGATAAAGGATTGAAACGTCAGGTGTTGAACAACGCGATCCGTACGGGTGATAGCGCCTACTTGAAATCGTTTGGCATTCAGGATTACGCCAAGGTACCGAAAGCCACTGTAGATGCAGTTTTCAATGGTGCGGCAGCTTTGAATAAAGCCAAAAACCAAATCACTCCACAGTCACTTCACACGGTAGATGGTGCGGTTAATACAAAACACGCCTCTCCGGCAGAGTTGAATAAAATCTACGCCGCTCACTGGGCCAAAAACAAATAAGGTAATTACCATGTCTGGAAATGCTTATACATACCGGATGCCTATGGGCATTGCCGGGGCAGTCACTCGTCCTCGTGAATCAACCATCGAACCAGTAACACTGAATAACCAAAAGATGTTTAACGACTATGGGCTGCCGGGTAAATACGTGGGAGACAAATTCGTCCCACTTGAAAGCGGCGACACCATTGATCTGGTGAAAGGTATTTTTGTTCGTCCTTTCCCAATCACCTCTCAGTCCGACCTTGCTTATCTCAAAGTTAACGCTAACCCGGTCGGGGACAACCTGAAACGTGGTTACATTTGCGTGAAGGTGACTGCTGGCAATGCCACTACTGCTAAAAAGGGCGCACCAATTTACGTTCGCGTCGCGGGTGGCACTACGCAAAGCCCTGTGGGTTCTTTTGTTCTTGTTCAGGATGCAATGGATACAAACACACCTCGGCTGGTAATGGCAGAGGCAATGGGCCCAGGCGATGCTGATGGTCGTCTTGAAATCGCCTTCAATATTTGAGGAATAATTAATGTTTACAATTGACCGAGCTACTATCGATTCATCCGGTGCGTTCCTGATTGGCGAACTGGAGCGCATGGATCAAACACTGAACATGCCACTGACCTCTGTGAAGTGGTCGCGTGACATGCCTTTACGCAGTGATATCTCTATCGCTGATGAAGTTTCATCTTTCACCAACACCGACTTTGCTAGCGTGGGTGGGCCAAATCCGACCGGTAAAAACTGGCTGGGGAAAAATTCAACCGCTATTCCGGGCATGAATCTTGACATCACCCCAACACGTAACAACTTGACCCCATGGGGGCAAGAGGTGAGCTGGACTGTTTTGGAACTCGCCTCAGCGCAACAGGTTGGGCGTCCAGTTGATACGCAGAAGTATGAAGGGATGCGCCTTAAATGGAACATGGACACTGATGAGCAGGTTTATATCGGTGATACAGAAATCGGTGTTCCGGGGTTGTTAAACCTTCCATCCATCGCTGCTATTTCTGCTGCTGCGCCTTGGACTGCAACGACCGATCCAGATGTGATTGTTCAGGATATTAATCTGGTACTTACTGACGGATGGGTGCGGTCTGGTTATGCGGTATGCCCGGGCAAGTTGGGTATGGCCCCGGCATTATTCGGACTACTGGCAAGTAAAAAGGTTTCTTCCGCAGGGAATATCTCTGTTCTTGAATACGTGAAAATCAACACCATCGCGTTCCAAGAAAACGGGGTTCCGCTGGAGATCGTCTCCATGAAATTTGCCAATGGCCGTGGCGCTGGTGGTGCTAACCGTATTGTTGCGTACACACAAGACGAGAAATATATTCGTTTCCCAATGGTTCCACTGCTGAGCACCCCACTTGAATATCGTGGTATGCAGCAGCTTACTGTGTACTACGGCAAGTTGGGGCAAGTTGAAACCCCATATTCGAACACCATCGCTTACCTGGATGTCCCAGCAGCTTGATTTGTGGCGGGGAAACCCGCCTTTCATGGAGTATTGAAATGAAATATATCGTATCGGGTCATTCGGTTCTTAACCTTGCTGATGGTTCTAATTACACATTAACCCCCGGCATCCACGATGGCTTTTCTGACGAGGTGAAAAAACACTGGGCATTTAGCGCCTATGCAAAACCGCTCGATGAATCCGACCTGGCTAAAGAGGTAGAAAACCTCGATCTGGTTGCGCGAGTCAAATTGCTTGACGACGAAATCACCAGTCTGAAAGCACAGGTGTTAAGCCTAACCGTCAGCGAATCCGCATCAGGTGACGGCGATGAGGCGACAGCAGAAGCCGTGAAGGAATCCGCAAATGCCAAGAAACAGTCTACTGCCAACAAGTGATCAGTTCCGCGCCAGTTTCCCCGAATTTACTGACGAAACCCGCTACCCCAACACCTCAATAAACTTTTACCTCAGCATGGCTGATGACCTTCTGGATCAAGATAGGTTTGGGGATAAGTTTGTCTATCTGGCTGAGTTAATGACGGCGCATTACGTTGAATTACGAGGTAAGCGCACAGCATCAGCAGCACTGGGGGGCGTAAATACCTCCGGTGGTGGTGTGGCGACATCCAAGTCGGTTGATAAGGTCAGCGTCAGCTATGACGTCTCTGGCATCATTAATCCTGACGCCGGTTTTTGGAATAACACCGATTATGGCCGCGAGTTTTTCTGGTGGTGGTCGATGTTTGGTGCGGGTGGAAGGCAAATTCTATGAAAAGCGGGTTGAAGGTCAGAAAGGACAATGCCGAGTCTGTTTTGTCCTCTCTACGCGCCCTTTCAAAAATGGATGTGCTGGTGGGAATTCCAGAGGCCAATGCGACGCGAAAGGAAGGGGAAACCCTGAACAACGCAGAAATTGGCTATCTGCAATCCACAGGGGCCACGATACAGATTGGCGGTCAGACCGTCACACTAGAGCCTCGCCCGTTCTTGGATATGGGCATTGAAGATTCACAGGAGATCACTACCGGACACCTGAAAGCCGCCGCAGAGTTGGCACTTGAGGGTAAGCAGGATGCGGCTAAGCGTGAATTGGAAAAGGCGGGGATGGTTGCCCGTGATGCGGCGAAAAAGGTGATCGGAGACGGTGACAGACTGCATCCACTATCAGAGAAAACACTCGAAAATAGACGGGCGCAGGGTATCCCTGGTGAAAAGCCGCTTTACGCTCACGGGTTCCTTTTACGTTCAATCACCTATGTCGTAAGGAGTAAGTAATGCCATTTCTTGATGTGACAGAGGTGCTTCTTGATCCTGATTTCGTGGACACCACGCTGGTATGTCACCGGCAACTGCAAACGGTTGATGATGATGGGTTTACGACAAATACACCACAGGACACCCCTTTTAGCGGTGTTGTGACGGTTGACCGGTCACTGGAAGCCAAGCGCATGCAGGCGGGGCAGAACATTAACGGGGCCATTCTCATTGTGACTCAGTTCCGGCTTACCCAAGGGCAACCAGGGCTTGATGCTGACGTGGTTACATACCGAGGCAGAAAATACCGAGTGACCTTTGTCGATCCCTATACCGCGTATGGTGCTGGGTTTGTCCAAGCCCACTGCGAGTTGATGGACTTTGACGGAGGAACGCCGATTGAGTAACGACAGCACAACGGCGGGCTACCTTACACCAACAGGGCCACCGCCTCTCTACGATGAGGAACTGGAGCGGGAAATCAGTAGGTGGATCAGGGCGGTCTCTGGATTACCGGCCAAGATGGTTTTTCCCCGTATGACTGATCCACAAACGCAGATACCCCAAAACGGAACCACCTGGTGTGGCTTTAGCATATCTGACTTTAATCAGGACGCTTACCCCGCCCTTATTGCGGGGGAGGAAAGCAGCCAGCAATGGGATCATGAAAGCCTAAATATTTTATGTTGTTTTTATGGTCCAGCCGGGCAGCAAACAGCTACACGCTTTCGTGCCGGGATATTCATCTCACAAAACAATGATGAGCTAAAGCGCCTCGGCCTCACGCTCTGGCAATGCGGGAAAATGTATAACGTCCCCGAACTCATTAATAACCAGTGGGTGCGGCGGTACGACATCACCGTAATCCTGCGCCGCAAAGTAATACGCGAGTACGGCATTAAATCGCTGACCTCCGCCCCCGTTAAATTCTTCGGAGAATAACCATGTCGCAGGGATTACCTGTTTCTAACATCGTCAATGTGACGGTGAATATGGCTGTGCGTGCTGCCATGGCGCGGAACTTTGGTTCCCTGCTGGTGGTTGGCCCGTCGCCTGTTATCGATGCTCACGAACGTCTGCGCAGCTATTCAAGTGCGACAGATATCGCATCTGACTTTGGTCTGGATGCGCCCGAGTATAAAGCCGCTAATTTGTATTATCAGCAATCCCCACAACCGATTGATTCCTATGTCGGCCGCTGGGTGAAAGAGGATGCAGCCGGACTGTTGCGGGGGGCGATTTTGAACCCGACTCAGCAGCTTATGGCTAACTTTACCGCCGTGGTAGATGGTTCGATGAAAATCACGGTAGATGGCACGGTCAAGACAGTAACTGGCGTTGACTGGTCAGCGGAAACCAATCTGAACGGTGTCGCCGCTCGCGTGGCTGATAAACTCACCACTGCAACCGTTATCTGGAATGGTTCTCGCTTCATCATCACATCCAAAACCACGGGTGCAGCATCGGCGGTTGGTTATGGTTCTGCCAATACCACTGGTACCGATATTTCTGTACTGATGGGATTGATTGAGAGTGCCGGTGCGCTGCCGGTTCAAGGTCTGGCGAGTGAAACTATTCAGGCATGCATTTATAAATTGGCTGACATGTCTACCCGCTGGTATGGGCTGGTTATTGCCGACCCATCATTAAGCGATGCAGACGTGATCAGTATTGCCTCGTTTATCCAGAGTGATGATGTTTCGCGGGTTTACGGACACACCACGCAGGTAACCTCTGCCCTGGATGCGGATATTGATACGGATATCGCCAGCAAACTGAAAGCGGCTAAATATTCCCGTACCCTGGTGCAGTATTCCAGTGCCAGCCCGTATGCCGCCGCCTCTATTTTTGGTCGTGCGTTTACCGTGAACTTTAACGGTAATAACACCACTATCACGCTGAAATTTAAACAGCAGCCGGGCATTACCGCTGAATCACTTTCCCAGTCGCAAGCCAATGCGCTGAAAGCGAAGAATTGCAATGTGTTCGTCAATTACGACAACGACACGGCGATTATTCAGGAAGGTGTGATGTGCAATGGCGATTTCTTTGATGAGCGCCACGGCCTCGACTGGTTGCAGAACTACGTACAGAACAACCTCTACAATCTGCTATTTACCAGCACTACCAAAATTCCACAAACAGATCCAGGTGTGACTCGATTGCTGACCAATGTAGAGAAATCACTGGATCAGTCGGTCACTAACGGGCTGGTGGCTCCTGGTGTATGGGGTGGTGATAGTTTTGGTGCACTGGAAACCGGTGACACGCTGACCAAAGGCTTTTACGTGTACGCACCGCCAGTGGCATCACAGGCACAGGCTGACCGTGAAGGGCGTAAAGCGCCAGTGATGCAGTCCGCAATCAAGATGGCCGGCGCTGTTCATTACGCCGATGTCATTATCAATGTTAACCGCTAAGGAGCTGATGAATGTCTACTTATAGCTTTATGGACGTTACCGCCTCCATTACTGGTGTAGGCGGTTCATTCGATCTGGGTTATGGCGCAGCCGTCGCCGAAGAGGGTATTACGACCTCGATGATCGAGAATAAAAACACCATGACCATTGGTGCAGACGGTGAGGGTATGCACAGTCTGCACGCGGGGAAAGGTGGCACGGTGACGGTAAACCTGCTGAAAACCAGTCCGACTAATCGCAAATTATCGGCCATGTATAACGCGCAGTCTCAATCGAGTGCGACGTGGGGTAATAACATTATTCTTATCCGCAACACTGCAAGCGGTGACACGTTCGCGGCGCGTGGTTGTGCATTCCAAAAGCAGCCGGATTTCAATAACGCCAAAGACGGCGCACTGGTGCCGTGGGTATTTGACTGCATCAAGGTTGACCAACTGCTGGGTACTTTTTAAGGAGTAATTAATGGAATTCACGATTAAAGGTATCGAGTACCGCTCTAAGAAACTCGACGTATTCGCGCAGTTGAAAGTATCCCGTAAATTGCTGCCTTTGCTGGCGGGCATCCTCAAAGACCTGCGAAGCGGTACCGTGACGATTGAAACGGCGTTACCCAGTATCGCCCAGTCACTTTCGGATATCAGCGACGAAGACTGTAACGCCATTATTCACCCTTGTTTAGAGAGGGTGTCGCGCAAACACGGCAGCGCCTATACCCCGATTTTCACCAATAGCGCACTGATGTTTGATGACATTGATCTGATGGCAATGCTGCAAATTGTTGGTCGGGTGGTAGGCGACTCCATGGGAAATTTTTTGCGCGAACTCCAAGAGAGCGAAACGGTGGAGCCGCCAGCGGCTTAATGCTGGATACGTTGCCGGGTGGTGAGGATTTTATCTTGCGCCCGGTAAAGCATCAGCTCACGACCATGGGGGAAATCAAAAGCGGGAATATCGACTTACTCGATATCGCATTGTTGAATGATTACCTCGATCTGGAGGCTGAGAACCAGGCGAAAATAGACAAGTGGAGATCCGATAAATGAGCAATGCTGAAACCATTAAGGATTTCCTGGTCAGTCTTGGCTTTGAACTGGATGAGGCGGGGGAGAAGAAATTCTCCGCTGTGGTCGCTGGCGTCACGGCCAATGCGCTGAAGATGGGCGCAGTGGTCGAAGGGGCGGCGCTGGCCGTTGTTGGCTTTACGACCAAAATTGCCAGTGGGTTGGATAAGGTTTACTTCGCTTCTCAGCGTACTGGTGCATCGGTGGCGGGCATCAAGGCGCTGGGTTATGCCGCCTCGCAACTGGGTGTAGATGCTGCCTCTGCGCAAGGTTCACTGGAAAGCCTCGCCAGATTTATTCGCAACAGTCCGGGTGCTGAGGGTTTCCTTAATCGGCTTGGCATTCAGACTCGCAGCGCGAACGGCAGTATGCGCGACACATCAGCCATTTTTACCGGACTTAGTTCAAAACTGAGTAGCATGCCGTATTACCGCGCGAATCAGTACGCACAGATGCTGGGTATTGATGAAAATACGCTAATGGCAATGCGTAAGGGGCTAGGGCAGTTCAGTTCTGAGTATGCGCTAACCGCTAAAAAGATCGGCTTTAATGCTGAAGTTGCTGCCAAACAATCTAACCGCTTCATGACGTCCATGCGTGATCTCTCGATGACGCTCGGTCAGGCGCGAGACAAAATAGGTTCAAATCTGGCTGATGGGCTGGCGGGGGACATTGATTCTCTGCGCAAGCAACTTCTGGATAACTGGCCGAAGATTGAAGCAGTGTTGATGAAAGTTATTAAGGGCGTTCTATGGGCGGGGGATGCAGTTACGCGCGTATTATGGCGTACCGGTCAGGCGGTCGGTGATGTCATCAACTGGTTTAAAAAGCTAGACCCGATAACGCAACAACTCATTATGTTGTTTGGCGGTTTGCTGCTGGCATGGCGTTTACTCAACACTGCGTTCCTGACATCGCCAGTGGGCATTGTGCTCTCGCTGGGTACGGCGATTTTTGCCCTGTATGACGACTATAAAACTTGGAAAGAGGGCGGTAATAGCCTGATTGATTGGGGGCAGTGGGAACAAGAAATAAACGCTGCGCTAAAAGGAATGGATGATCTAACTAAATCCATTAAAGGCGTTGGCGTTGAGATTGCCAGGCTACTCAACATTAATCTGAAAAACTGGACGCTAAAAGGTGACATCGAGAACCTGACGAAGCAATTCGGCGAGTTTGGCAAGATGTTATCGATGATCGGTGACCTGATTAATGCATTGAAAGAGGGTAACTGGAGTGAAGTAGGCAGGATAGGGAAGTTGTTATTAAGCCAGGGTGGCGACCAACCGGATGCAATGCCAGTCGTAACCGATAGCGCGAATAGCGCTGCCGATTGGGTAAAAGATAAAACCGGATTTGACCCGAGAAGCGTTGGCCGCTGGTTACGCGGTGAGGGTGATTCAGCAGACCCGAGAGGAATACGGAATAACAATCCGGGAAACATTAACTACGTAGGGCAGGATGGTGCATCACTGGAGCGTCCTGGTGGTCGTTTTGCTAAGTTTGAGACGGCCTATGATGGACTCAAAGCCATGGCTCGACAGTTAATGCGTTACTTTACTGGCAAGACCACCGGCAAACCGCTGCAAACCCTCAATGATATTATTTCGACGTGGGCACCTGGAAGCGAAAACAACACGGGGGCTTATGTAGCTCAATTGTCAAAAATGCTTAACGTTCACCCTGATGCAGTTTTAAATTTGGAGAATCCGCAGGTAATGTCGGCGCTGATGGGGGGCATTATCCATCATGAGAACGGGCGCAACCCCTACAGTAGTGAGTTGATATCACGTGCGGCTGGTGGAATGCAACAGCAAGGATTGCAGCAGGAAACGAACATCTACATCACGGGTGTATCTGATCCAGTATCCGCAGGTAATGAAGTCGCCGGCAGGCAGACCAATGTCAATGCAAGGCTCACTCAGCAATTAAGTACGCCAACCCGATAGGAGGGTGAATGGATATTCTTTCTGCCCTCTTTCGGCAGCAAACGCGAAAAATTGGGTTGCTGGTACCCAGTGTGATTATCTCTGAAAAGCATCAAGACGCACTGGAGATAACAGAACACCCCGTGGAGGTTGGGGCCGCAGTTAACGATCACGCCTACAAACGTGCCGCTGAGGTGACAATGGAGGTGGGTTTTGCTGGTGGTGGTTCATTACTGGATTTCGTGGATACTTCAACCATAGGGCTAAGCCTTGGCAAAAGCCCGGAGGAGGTCTATCAAGAACTCCGTGAGTTGCAGGAAAGTAGACAGCCATTCGATGTCATTACCGGTAAGCGAAAGTACAGCAACATGCTGATCCGTGGCATTGAGGTCACAACCGATAAAACCAGTGAAAACGTGTTGATGTGCGTTCTTACCCTACGTGAAGTCATTATGTCTCAAACTGAATCGGTCAAAGTGGCCGACAAAGAAAATATGCAGGAAGGGGTAAGCACTTCGGCTATGCAAAACACCGGCACCAAAGCACCGGCCCCAGCAAACAATTCGCTGCTAAAATCTGGTCTTGATTGGGTAACGGAGAACTTTAAATGAATGTTCAAGAAATCCCGTTAACGGCCAATAATCAGTTTTTCAATATCGCCCTTGGAGAAATCTCACTTAACCTGCGCCTGGTCTATCGTGATGTCGCGGGCTGGATAATGGACGTGAGAGATAGCGGCGGCTCTGACATGCTTTGTGGCGTTCCGCTGGTGGTTGGTGTTGACCTGATTGAGCAATATCCTGATCTGGGTATCAATGGTGTTTTTGCCGTGCTCAGTGATGATAGCCGGGAGGAATACCCGACAAAAACCAACCTTGGCACCGGTAGCCATTTATATTTTGTGCAGAATAGCTAAATCAATCCACGCAATTTAACCCGCCACTGAGCGGGTTTTTTTATGAGGTTTTCATGAGTAAGAACTGGATACGCCACTTTGAATTGATGCTATTGGATAACGAAGGTAAGGGGATTAATTTCACTGATTTTAAAGTGACGTTTAATATTGAGTGGTACAACACTTCATTCCCTCGAGCGGCCATCTTCAAGATTTATAACCTGTCACAAAATACGGTGAACCGGATCACCGGTACCGAGTTTTCAAAGTTAAGATTGATCGCCGGTTATGATGGTTTAACGTCTCCAGACGGGAAAAATGAAGATGCTAACTATGGTGAAATCTTCTCGGGTGATATTCGGTACACAATAACGGGCAGAGATAACCCCACAGATACCTTTATTCTGATTCAGGCTATCGATGGTCATAACGCATTTATTAACGCCACAATAAACCAGACGGTAGCGGCGGGTTATACCGTGGCCGATATTAACAATCTGCTTATGCGTAACCTTGCCCCGTTCGGCATAACTCAGGGGATCATGCCGGAAATGCCACCCACGGTATTCCCACGTGGTAAAACCATGTACGGCATGACGCGGGATTATCTGGATAACGTCGCTAAGCAATGCAAAGCCACCTGGCAGTTTGTGAACGGCAAGGTTGATATGGTGCCGAACGATAAGTATGTGCATGAGGCTATTGTGCTGAATAGCAACACTGGCTTGATTAGCATGCCACAACAAACAATTGGATCTGGTGTTAACGTTCGTTGCCTGATCAACCCTAACATTCGCTTAAATGGCCTCATTCAACTGAACCAAGAGTCAGTATATCGTGCGACACTTTCCAGCCGCGATGTTCAGATGTCAGGCGGCAGGCTCGAAGATCAAAACGATAATGGCAACGTGACCGTAAACGGCCTTGTTAACCCACCGGCTAGCATTGCGACCGATGGAGTGTATATCGTCAGAGGTATTAGCTATACTGGCGATACGCGCGGCAACCCGTTTTATATGGATATGATGTGTGAGGCGCGTGGGGCTAAGGATTTATACTCATCGTCAGCACAACAAAGGGTCTATTCATGAGATGCACTAATTTTGTCGCAGTTCGTTTTTTGGCTATTAGCTTAACGCTTATGAGTGGGGCCGCCTTAGCCGATTTACAGTGTGGCAATTTCAGGCTTCATGCAGCGGGTGATGGTTGGACATATATTAACGATGAGAAAGTAACCTCACAAAAGATTACCTTCCCAAGGCAAAAAGATGACTGGGATAATGTCAAAACTGATATGGCTTTAATGCCTGCCCGCGATGGCAACATGTACGGTTTCCAGTTTATCAAACGTGATGGTAAATCATGGCTCAACGTTCAACTACTACAAAATAATATGGATGCTATAAAGATAATCGGTTCGTTCCCATGTGAGAAATTGCCAGATTAAGGGTAATATCAATGAAGAAACTGTTGCTTTGTATATTAATTTTTTCCCCGATTAGTTCTTTCGCTAATCAACCCATGCAGTTCAAGTGCGAAAATAATATTTTTTCAATACATGTGAATGCATCGGAAACCAAACACGCCGTGCTTATTAACAATGAACTCACCGAGAATGTAACTGTTGATGAGTACCCATACGGTGATCTAGGTGATGCATTTGTTATTACGTTTGATGTGTGGGGGGCTAACGGTGGAATGCATAATCATTACACGACGATATTCCCGAAAGATTCAAAATCTATCAAACAAGTAGTGCAGCTACTAGATGCAGATAATCGTCCTCGTGGTGATGCAATAAATAAAACATGTTCAGTTATTAAATAAAGTTGCCTGAATTTAATTATCGAACCCGCCACTGAGCGGGTTTTTTATTGGAGTTTTTCCATGACGGTATCAACAGACTCCCGTTCGGGAGAATTAGCCGAAACACTGCGAACATTACAATCATCAGTATCGTCTCAATTGCGCGTATCGATGCCGGGGATTGTTCAGTCCTTTGATGCTGACAGCGTGACTTGCGACATTCAGATCGGCATTAAAGGCGAGTCAGGTGGGGAATCAACAAACCTCTCGGTGCTGACTAGCGTTCCCGTGGTATTCCCGCGCGGCGGTGGCGTCACCATGACATTCCCCATCAAGTCAGGGGATGAGTGCTTATTGGTTTTTGGTGATCGGTGTATTGATTTCTGGCACCAGTCAGGTGACATACAGGAGACCGTTGATGAGCGTCAGCATGACTTATCGGATGCGTTCGCCATTATTGGCCCCCAGTCACAGGCAAAGAAAATTAGTGGCATCAGTACCAGCGCCGCGCAGTTCCGTAGTGACGATGGCTCAACCTACTTTGAAATAAATCCGACGACCAAAAAAATTAAAATCGTGGCACCTGGTGGCCTCGATGTGGTGACACCTAAAGCGGAATTCTCAGCCGAGGTTCTGGTTAATGGACTGTTTACATTCCTTAGCGGGCTGGTGGGGAGTGCGGCGGCGGGTATTTCTGCGAAAATCACTGGTGCTATCGAGTTTGTCGGCACCCTGACCTCTAACGGCAAAACGATTGACGATACTCACACCCACGACGAAGTGCAGCCGGGAACCGGCAACTCAGGCAAGGTAAATTGATATGCGCTATCGCAGAGAGGACGAGAACGGCGATTACACATTCGGTCAGGGTGATAACACCTTCCTTATTAACTCACCGGAGGCGGTCGCTCAGGCGGTAAAAACCCGCTTTGAATTATGGCGCGGCCAGTGGTTTTTAGATTTAACCGAGGGTACGCCTTACATCCAGTCGGTACTCGGCAAGCAACGCTCTGATGTTTATATCCTGGCTATCCGTGAGCGTATTCTTGATACGCAGGGTGTTAGCGCAATTCTGGAGTTTGAAGCTAGCTATACCGGCGAAAATCGTCGAGTCACTTTCACCGCAACAATAGACACTATTTACGGCACCACCACCGTTACCAGCGAGGCATAAATGTTAAACCTTGATACGTTAGGGCTGAATGCAATTGTCAGCGCTACGGGGATAACTGCGCCCGATTTTGAGACCATCCGCAGCACCCTTGTCAGTTATTTCCAAGAAATTTACGGCGGTGACAGCTATCTGGATGCTGACAGTAAAGACGGGCAGATGGTCACTCTGTATGCGCTGGGAATTCACGATGCTAACAATAGTGCCATTGCGGTATATAACTCGTTTTCTCCGGCAACCGCAGTCGGCAATGGGCTTTCCAGTAATGTAAAAATTAACGGTATTAAGCGGGACAAGGAGACCAATTCAACTGTTGATGTGCTGATCACCGGCAATGTCGGGTTAGAGATTACCAATGGCGCAGCGCGTGATGCGGATGGTGTTCGGTGGGATTTACCGGCCAGCGTGATTATTGGTCTAGATGGCACGGCAACTGCTACGGCGATTTGCTCGGTACCGGGCGCAATTGTCGCACTGGCCAATACCGTAAAAGAGATAGCGACACCGACGCGAGGCTGGTTAACCGTCAATAACCCAACAGGAGCCACTCTGGGTAAACCGGTAGAAGTAGATGCGGAGTTGCGTGTCAGGCAGGCAGTATCAGTGGCGCTACCGTCGCGTACGGTGCTGGATGGTATCTTAGGGGCTATCGCGGGCATCAGTGGCGTTGAGCGGTATCGCGGCTATGAGAACGACACTAGCATTACCGATGGCAATGGAATACCCAGTCACTCGATCTCCATCGTAGTTGATGGTGGTGACGCGACACAAATTGCACAAGCCATTGCACTGAAAAAGGGACCTGGTTCAGGGACGTACGGTACCACCACAATCCCGATTACGGATAAATATGGGATTGTTCACCCGATTAATTTCTTCCGCAAAGGTACCGTACAGATTTATGTCAGATTAGAAATTAAGGCGCTACAGGGCTATACCTCATCAATCGGTACCGCTATTAAAAACTCAATAGCGGAATATATTAATGAAATAGAAATTGGCGAGCCGGTACGTATTAAGCGACTTGATCTACCTGCGCAATTAAATGGCAGCATTGAACGGCTGACTTACGATATTACTTTGTTGGAAATCGGCATTTCTCCTGTGGCGTTATCTGAAAACAACATTGAGATAGCATTTAACAACGCAGCAGCTTGTGTGCCGGAGAATATAACCTTAGTGGTGACCTAATGAGTGAGACTAAATATCAACGTCTCATCACGCCATATCACAAAAAGAAGCCTAAGTTTTACGATCATATATCCCTGATCACTGCACCGTTCCTCGGTATCCAGCAGACGGCAAATCAACTCACAAACGACTTTGACCTCGATAGCTCAATAGGCAATCAAGAGGATGCGGTTGGGCTATGGGTAGGTATTGGGCGAAACATCAGAACGCCAATCACCGATGTGTATTTCTCTCTGGATACTGATGGACTTGGGTTTGATCTGGGGAGTTGGAAAGGACCGTATGACTCGTTAACAGGCTTTACTCGATTGGACGATGAGACTTACCGCACGATACTTCGGGCAAAGATACAGGCCAACCACTGGGACGGTACCGTCGAAACACTCAGTGATATCTACCAAGGAATTTTCCCTGACGGGCGCACCAAGATATTTGCCGTCGATAACTTTGACATGACCATGACTATTTACATTGCCGGTGAGCAAATCTCATCAGTGATGCGAGCGGTCATTGCTCAGGGATATTTAGACGTTAAACCGGCAGGTGTCGGCGTTACAAATTACATCATTTCAACTGAGGCCGGTGCGTTATTCGGCTTCGATTTAGATAACGAATATTCCCGAGGGTTCGATCGTGCATCCTGGGGTTCACCATTAAGGGCAACAAATGGCTAATGAAATTCTTCCGTTCGGGTTAGGTGCTGAGTCTAATGTGATGACGCAGGCAGAATATGAGGCGCTAGGTGCACGTTCTGGCGGGTTCTCTTCAGGTGTGGCGAAGTCCGAGCAACTAAATAAAGTGTGGCGTCAATCATCGTTCGTGGCATCGGTGTTGGCTGACTTTATCGCTGCTCAGTCCGGTAATGATGTGCTTGATAACGGCAATACAGCAACATTATTGGCTAGTCTGGAATTGGCGATTAAGAAATATGCCAATAGCAATCTACCAATAGCATCAACCTTGCAACAAGGGATCACTAAACTTAGCAGCTCAACGAACAGCTCCAGTGAAACACTCGCCGCTACACCCAAGGCTGTTAAAACAGTCAGTGATGAGGGTTTAAAAATTACCGGAAATTTAGCAGAGATAAAAGCTGCTGGGCCTGCGGCGATAGCGGAAGCTCAATCCAATCTTGATTTAGCTGCACTGCTTGGTGATGCATTACAGAAAGCTAATAACCTATCTGAAATTAAAGATGCGGGCCCGGCTGCGGTTGCACAGGCTCTCGCAAACCTTGGTGGACTAAAGACCACCAACAACCTTTCCGAGATCGCAGCGGCAGGTAGTGCGGCACAAGCAGCAGCAAGGACAAGTATTGGCCTCGGAACGGCAGCAGTCGCTAATGTCGGTACTGGAGCAAATCAGGTTCCAAGCATGGCATCATTCGGTAGTGGTGATAACTGGTGCATACTGCCGAATGGAAAAATCATGCAGTGGGGTTCATATACAGGAAGCTCCTCATCTGGAACTATTAGCTTCCCAGTACCATTCATTGTTAACCCCAGCACGGTAGTTATTGGTCTTAGAGGCACAGCTACAGATTCATCAGCGGCCTATGTCATTCAGGATGACAATATGCTGTCAAAAACATCCTTCGCTTTTAGGCGTGTAGGTTCACAATTCCGATTTAACTGGTTCTGCATTGAGGCATAAAATGACTAAATATAAATGGTCTGTTATAAATAATTCATTTTTTCCAACTGTAAAAATTGATAATTACATTGCCGCAGGTTGGAATTTGAGTGATGCAGTAGACATTGATGACGATATTGCGGAAATGTATATGAAGTCACCGCCAGAGGGAAAGGTAAGGGGTGTTGATGATAATGGCATGCCAACGTGGGTTGACGAGCCAGAAAAATCCAATTCAGAGCTATATTCAATCGCACTGGATTCGCTTAATGCACAATACAAAATTGACACAAATACTCTTTCGGCTTCATATGCAACGGCTGCACTAGCAGATGGACCAAACCAGACAACAAAACAGACAGCGATTTACCAGCAGTATCAGAGTTTAAAAGCGCAGTACATTTCTGACGCAGCAGCGTTGAAAGTTAAATACGGGGTTTAA